AGTGTGAATGTTAATGATAGGATTACAGATGAATGGGAATGGGAATTGTTAGATTTTAATTTAATTTAGTGTAGTGTTGTAGTAAATATATCTTGACATTGTGGTTAAAGAATGGTAAAATAATTGTAGATTGGAAAGGAGAAGATAGTATGAATAAAACAATTGAATTTGAAAATGGAAACAAAATTAAAACAATTAAATCAAAATCTGATAATATTAGAGGAAATAGAAGTAATATAATAAGTTTCTGGTGTGATAATTGTAATAAGGTACACGAATCTGTTCATATATCAGAAATGATGTGTCTTGATGATAATAGAGTGATTTGTAGAACAAGTTATAATGGTTTAATTAAACCATATTTTGAATAATGTAATAGTAAAATATTAAAAAAGGAGAAGATAATATGAGAAAAGGACAGAGAGGTAAATTTGTAGGACATGAGAATTATGAAGGATTTTTAAAAGGTGGAGAATTATTTACAGTTAAAGAAATAGATGAATATTTTTCAGAAGATGGAGTATGGTGTTTTGAAGCAAGATTGGATACTGGTGAAACAGAATGGTTATTAAGCAACCAAGTAGAAATGAATACTACTGAAGATGATATAGAAACATTGAGAATATTAGTTAAGAAATATCCAGAACAAGCAAGAAAATTAGTTAATTATTTTATTAAATAGTTAAAGAAGAATAAATAAACATACCATATATAGTGTTTATAAAATTAATTCAACACTATATATGGTAGTAAAATAAAATCATGACCAAAGATCCATTTTATGTTGAAATTAAAGGAGGATATTATGAGAAAATTAATAAAGTATGAATGTGAAATATGTAAAAAATTATTTGATTCAGAGCAAGAAGCAATTAAATGTGAAAAACAAGGCAGTGAAGAAATATTAGCACATATAGGAGTAAGAATATTATATAGCAATGATTGGAATGGTGGATTTTGTTGTACTGAAATGGAAATCATAGATGTTGAAGTTTGTGGTCATTATATTAAATATGAAATAGGATTAGATGGTTGTTTTTATGAATTGTTATTTGGTAATGAAGAATTCAATGATAAATGCAAAATAATTTAATAAAAAAGGAGAAGAGACAATATGGGTTTATTTTTAAAATCTTATGATAAACGTAATTATATTTTGGGAAGAAAGTATAATGTAGAATATAAACTTGGTAATGGTAAAATATGCACATTTTCAAACATATTAGAGAATGTCGATGGAAAGTATTTTTGGTTTTGTAGTGAAAAAGATGGATTATGTGTAATTTTACAAGACAGAGTATGTACTATGGTTTGTACGGACAATGATAAAATATTAGAAAGGATAGATAATACATATAAAAATAATCTAAAACAGATTAAAGAAACTTTATTGGATATTGGAATTGATATAAGAAAAAATAAAGATGAAATGAAATCATTACCAGAAATACTTGAAGAAATATCTACGAAATGGGATGAATTATCTACGGAAGAAAATAAATATCTTAACAAATGGATATGTATGAGTATTGCAGGTATAAAAGATGAGAATTATTTAAGAGTATTAATTGATAAAATGAGAAAGGAGAATATTTAATTTGAAATGTTTTTATCATAATGATTTAGATGGTAGATGTGCAGGTTCAATTGTAGCACATTATGAAAATAATTATAATAAAAATGATTATTTTGAAGTAGATTATATTATGCAATTACCGTTAGATAAAATCCAAGAAAATGAGAGAGTATATTTTGTTGACTATTCATTTAAGAAAGATACTATTTGGCAATTGGAAGAAATTCTAAAGAAAACTAAAGATGTAATATGGATCGACCATCATTTATCTAGTTTTAAACTTGAAGAAGAATTGCCTTGGACAAAAGATATTAAAGGTATTAGACAAGATGGAATTAGTGGTGCAGGATTAACATATATGTACTTATATGATTGTGATTTTGAAAATTTACCTTATCATATTAAACTTGTTTCTGATTATGATTGTTGGTTATATAAGTATGAACCAGACACTACATATTTTAAAATTGGAATCGAGACAGAACCATATGATGCATTAGATGATGTTTGGGAAGTATTATTTGATCATGCATCATATCATGAAGTTAATATATCTAGTAATTATAAGTTATCTATATCATTATTTAATAATATACTTGGAAGAGGTAAAATAATTAAACAATATATTGATTCTGAGAATACATTTTATAGAGAACATTATTCTTATGAAACAGAAATTGAAGGATTAAAATGTTTGGTAGTTAATAAGAAAAGTAATTCATGGGTATTTGGTGATAAGATTAATGAATATCCTTTAGTTATGGTGTGGGTATTTAATGGTATAAAATATTCCTACTCTATATTTAGTGTTGATAAGAATATTGATTGTAGTAAAATTGCAGAGAAATATGGTGGAGGTGGTCATAAAGGTGCTGCTGGATTTAGTAGTGATGAATTATTGTTTAAGAAAATTTGAATAATTATAATTAAAAAAGGAGAATATAATACATATGATTACTAACTTACCATGCGGGTGTCCTACCATCCCTATTAATAAATTCATTAATGTTAAAGAAAGATTATTAGCAGGAGAAACAATTATAATTGACGATCCTCAAATTGACGAATCAGAAATAACTTTCTTTCAGTTAAAAGATGGTAGTGTATTTTCTTTAGTTGTATTTCCAGATGATACTCAGGGAACTGCTAATTTTTCTATGAAAAGAGCAATTGAAATTTGCAAGGAATTTTGGGATGAAGGATATGATTTTTGTAGTGGAGACCATATGAGTTTTGTTGTTAAGGAAGATAAGAAAGATGGAGAGATTGAAAAAGGTAATTAATTTAAAATTGGTAGTTGACAGATGGTAAATATAATGTTATACTAAGGAAAGATTAAGAATTGAAAAGGAGAATACATATTATGCAACAAGTATTAAGTGTTGTGAATCAATTAGCAAGCACATCTAGTCGCAATGAAAAAGAATCCATTCTAAAAAAGAATCAATCTAATGAATTATTAAAGGATGTATTTTATTTTGTGTTTAATCCATATATACTAACTGGCTTATCTACAAAGAAAATTAGTAAGAAAACTAAAGAAAAAGGTATTGTATTAAATACTTTTGATGATATGAAAAATTACATCCTCAAACATAATACTGGAACAGATTATGATATTACAACAGTACAAAACTTTATCAAAAGTCAACCTAGTGAATTACAAGATTTTTATAAAAAAGTATTCACCAAGGATTTAAAAATAGGTTTAACTTCTAGCACTCTTAATAAAGTGTATGGTAGTGATTTTATTCCTGAATTTTCTGTAATGTTGGCTAAAAAATACGAAGAACATAATCATAAGATTAAAGGTAATTTTGTAGTTACTGAAAAACTTGATGGGAATAGAATTGTTGTAGTTAAAGATGACGGTATAGTAAAATCGTTTACCAGACAAGGCAATCAATACGAAGGATTAGAAGAAATTGAATCAGATATTATTAATCTACCATTAGACAATGTTGTATTTGATGGAGAATTAATTGCTGATACTCAAGGTAGTACACATGAAATTTATACTGAAACTACAAGTAAAGCAAGAAGTAAAGGAGCAAATAAAACAGGTTTAGTATTTCATATTTTTGATATGTTGCCATTGAATGAATTTCAAAAAGGAATATCTAAAGAAAATTGTGTTGCAAGGAAACAAAAATTATCCAAAGTATTTACTGAATATACTTTATCACATTGTAAAGAAGTTAAACCTTTGTATATTGGCAATGACTTAAATAAAGTTAATGAATTAATGAAATTTGCCAATAAACAAAAGTGGGAAGGTTTGATGTGTAATTTGGATAAACCTTATGTTTGTAAAAGGTCAGATTATATTTTGAAAGTAAAAGTTATGGATAGTTGTGATTTGGTTGTAACAGGTTTTGAAGAAGGAACAGGTAAAAATGTAGGTAAATTAGGTGCTTTAATTGTTGATTACAAAGGAAATAAAGTTGGAGTAGGTTCAGGATTTACTGATTATGAGAGAGAGTATATATGGAATAATCAAGATGAATATTTAGGGAGAGTAGTTGAAATTCAATATTTTGAAGAATCAAAAAATCAAGATGGTGGAATTAGTTTAAGATTCCCTGTATTTAAGGGATTAAGAATAGATAAGACAAAACCATCTTATAATTAAATAATTAAAACAAAAAAGGAGAAATGATTATTATGATTTTAAACGAAGTACAAAGAGATTTATTTTCAGTACCACATGGTTATTATTTTGCACATTGTATTTCAGGTGACTTTGCTTTAGGTGCAGGAATTGCAGTAAAATTTGATGAATTGTATAATATGCGTAAAAAGTTAAAGAATACTGTTGATTATATTCCTGATAATTGTGCAATTCTGATTGATAACGTATTTAATCTAGTAACTAAAAGAAAATGTTATCATAAGCCTACATATGCAAGTTTAAGAGAATCATTAGAAGATATGATTGAGACAATTGAAACATTGGAAATTGAAAAGATTGCAATGCCGATGATAGGATGTGGTCTCGACAAGTTAGATTGGGATATAGTAAAGGAAATTATTGAAGATGTATTTGAGGATATTGATATTGAAATTTTAGTTTGTTATTTATAGGAGAGTGGATATATGCAAAATCCATTATATCTAGTTAAGGTAGAACCTAATGCAAATAATAATAAATATTACGAACTGATACCAGATGGTGAAGATTATTTTATTGCAAAATATGGACGAATTGGTGTAGGTGGATATCAAACAAAAAGATACCCTATAGGGAAATGGGATTCTACTTTAAAAAGTAAGATACGCAAAGGATATGTAGATCAGTCAAGATTAGTTGCAGAAACTACTATTGTACCAAACAAGAAAAAGGAATATCTTGATATTAATAATCCTTCCATTGCACAAATAGTAGCAAGATTACAATCAATGGCACGACAAGCAATTAAAGATAACTATACTATCAATTCTCAGAATGTAACACAGGCAATGATCGATGAAGCACAATTAATATTAAATAATTTAATCAACACTGATGATATTGAATTATTTAATAAGATATTAGTTGATTTGTTTAAAACTATTCCAAGAAAAATGGGAAAAGTTAAAGATTATCTTGCAAAAACAGATAAAGATTATTCTGAAATACTTCAAAGAGAGCAAGATTTACTTGATGTAATGAAAGGTCAGGTTGTTCAACATTCTATAGTTAAAAATGATGAAAGTGAAGAAGTTACATATGAATCACCTAGTCAAACGATATTAGAAGTTTTAGGGTTGCAATTTGAAGAAATTAATCCATCTGAAAAAGAATTAATAAAGAAAAATCTTGGTTCAATTAGTGATAAGTTTTATCAGGCATGGAAAGTAGTTAATATTAAGACACAAAATAAATTTGATGAATTTATACAAATTAATAATATAAAAGATAATAAATTATTATGGCATGGATCTCGTTCAGAAAATTGGTGGAGTATTATTAATTCTGGATTAGTTTTAAGACCAGCAGCAAAAACAAACGGCAAAATGTTTGGTTATGGTATTTATTTTGCTCCAAAAGCACAGAAATCATTTGGTTATACTTCTTATCATGGTTCATATTGGGCAGGAGGAAATTCTAATTCTGCATTTATGAGTTTGTATGATGTTGCATATGGCAAACCTTATGACGTTCATTCTTTTGATAGTAAATATTATAATTTTAATTATGAATCATTACAAAAATATTGTAAAGATGCTAATTGTCTACATGCACACGCAGGAAGTATGCTTAGAAATGATGAAATTATAGTTTATAAAGAAGAACAAACTACTATTAAATATTTAGTTGAATTAAGATAATTATTAAGTTTTTCATTCAAGAGAAAGTTTATATAAAAACCAAAAAATAAATAAACTTTCTCTTGACAATTATACAGATTGCGAATATAATAATAAATGTAGGAAGGATTTAAGAAAAATTCATTAAAAATCAAAAAAGTAAGAAAATCTCAATAGGAAAGGGTGATATACAAAATTTACCAATTTTAAAACCTCTATAAATTAAGGGTTTAGAGGGTATGAAAAATCTATAAATCGTGTCCAAAGGAATATTTGGTCATGATTTGTAAAAGTTAGGTTTTTAAGATTATAAAGTGTAAGATAAGATAAAATTAAACTAAATTTAAAAATGAAAAGGAGAAATGATTTATTATGATTAAAAAGACACAAGAAATTAAAAACACACTCAATGCAAAAGGTCAGTTAGTTAAAATTGAAGAAGGATTACATATCTATGACAAGAAAACTGAAGAAGTAGAAGTTTTAAGTTTTGATGATTTTAATATCTTTGTTGGTAGCGAAATTAGTATTACTGTGGCAGAATCAACTAAACAGGATATTACAATTGATACTGAGAATGATGATGACGACGGAGATAATGGCACTGAGGATGATGAGTAGGATTTAATTGATGAATTGATAGTTTGGGTAATAAGTTAATTAAATAAAAATATAAAATGCAATAAAAACAGATTGTAAAAATAAAAATAAAAATAAAAAATATAAAATTTAAAGGAGATTAATATTACATATGGCAGAAAAACAAAAAAACAAAGGTTTAGGATTGCCACAAACTAAAGGTGGATTTCAAATTAAAGGTTTGACCACAGGTACACAAAAAGAAAGTTTTTATAAGGAAACTTTAACTAAGAAAGCACAAAAACCTTGGAGAACAGTTAATTTTGGAATTAAAACAGATAAAGAATCAACTTTATACATAACTCTTTCTGATGGAGAAAAAGATAAGGCATATTTCTCAAAAACTGAAACTGTAGATGGGAAAAAGAAAACTGATATTCAAGATGTTGCATGGAAAGATAGGCTTAAATTCAATAAAGAAGGATATAGGATTATTGGTGTAAATATTGGCATTGCAAAAAAACAAGATGATAAAGGCAAAGAAGTTAACGACAAGAAAATGTTAACTGGTTATGATGCTTGTAGAGAAATTTCTGAAACATTAAAAGATGATTTAAGTTTGTTTGTTCGTGGCAATATTGATTACAGTAGTTTTGAAGGTAAAAATGGTAAAGTTAGGGCAATTAAATTTGTTCCCAATCAAATTTCACTTTGTAAAGATGTAGATTTTGACGTAGAAGGATTTGAACCGACAGCAGACTTCACACAAATTATTGTGTTTACAGGAATTGAACCAGAAGATGATACTAAAACTAGATTTATTGTATCTGCAAAAATTGTAAATTATAATAATATTGAAGATGCAGAATTTATTATTGAAAAGAAAGAGTTAGCAACAACATTTAAGAAAAATCTTAAACCATATCATGCTCTTAAAGTATGGGGTATTATTAAAGTAAGTAAAGATATTGAAGAAGTAGAAGTGTCAGATGGTTGGGGAGAAGAAAATAAAATGGATAAAGTTAATTCTCCAACTAAAAGGGAATTGATTATTGTTGGTGCAGATCCTAAAACATTAGATAAGGAAACATATTCTGAGAAAGCGATTGAAGAAGCAATGGAAAAAATTAAATCTGACAAGAAAGCAGAAAATGAATTTGGTAATACTTCAGATGATTGGGGTAAGGGAGATTCAAAGAGTAGTGATTCTTCAGAAGATGATGATACTGCTTGGTAGAAATTAAATAAGTAGTTAATTTATAAGGGTGATTGATTTCACCCTTATAAAATATAAATATAATTAATAATAAAATATAAACAAATGGAGGAAAATTAATATGGCAATTGGTCGTGGAGGAAGTAAAGTACAGACAAAATGTGGCTTTTTAATTTTTGGAGAACAAGGTACTTGGAAATCATCTTTGTGTCTTGAATTAATGAAGTTTAAAAGAGAAGATGGCAAACCTTTTAGGGTATTATATATTGATCCAGAACAAGGTAGTATTGATAGTTATTTAGAAAATTATGAGAATGAAGGTTATGATTTAAGAAATATTTTTATCATTTATACCCAATCTGTTTCTGAAGTAAAACAATTTATTAAGAAAGCAAAAAATTATGAAGAATTTTATGAATTTGATGAAGAAGGAAATGAAACTGATATTGTATATCTTGATGCAGATGGTGAACCATTTAAACCTGATGCAATAGTAGTTGATGGAATTACTTTATTATATGTGGCAAAACAGCAAAGTATGTTGAATTTTAGTAAAAAAAGAGCGACTGTAAGAGCAAAGAAAAATGAATTAATTGGTATGGAAAAAGAAGTTGCTATTGATGGAGCAGGTATTGAAATTAAAGATTATCAAGGGTTAAAATTTGAAGGGCAAGATTTAATTCTTGATTTACTGGCTTGTGGTAAGCATTTTGCTATAACTTGTCGTGAAGATGATGAAAAAGAATCTTTTAGGGATAAGGCAACTGGAGAAATTAAATCAATGGCAACAGGTAGAAAAATTCCTAGTGGATTTAAAGATCTTCGTTATAATGTAAAAACAGTTATTCGTACATTTAAAGATGATGATGGTATTATAAAAGCAATTATAGAAAATAAAGATAGGACATTAGTACATAAGCAAGATGAAATACTTATAGAACCTACTTTAGTAGATTGGCAAGTAATAGTTGACAAAAATAAAGGTAAAAAAGATTTTGTTATTGCTAATAACTTAAATAAATCAGTAGATAAAGAAATGAAAGCAATTGAAAAAGAAAACTCTAGATTTGATGAAGAAATGAATAACTTCACTACTAATAAAAATGAAATTGAATTAAAAACCGTTGAAGATTATCATAATGCAATAGGGAACGCTGTTAAAAAATTATCAACAAATGATAAATCATTAAAACAAGCAAAAATATCTGAAGCAGGATTGCCAAAAGCATTCCAAAAACTTAATGATATTGAAGAATTGAAGAAATATCTAAACATTATAAATAATTAAATAAATATTTAGAAGGGAGTATTATCTCCCTTCTTTGTATAAGGTAAGGTGAAAAAAATAAATGACACTAAGTATAACTCGTAAGTGTTTTCATTGTAAAGAATATATTTATTTGGATAATGATAATTTTGTTTATATTAAAGATAAATATTATCATTTTGATTGTGCTGTAGAAAAGCAATTAAATAAAAAAAGAAATAAATTATCCGTTGAACAATTACTTGATATACAAAAGCAAAACAAAATAGATTTAGAATATAGAATCACTAAAGATAAATTATTTAGATGGTTACAAAATGCATATAATACTGTTGTTATTCCAAAATATTTTTACATAAAGATGGATGAAATTTTTAATGGAACATATAAAGGATTATCAAAAGGTATTCCTCCAGAAGATTTATTAGATATGTGGAAAAGAAAACAAGCAGAATTAGATAGAATAAATAATTCAAATAATAAAAAAGGTAAATGTTTGATTGGTTGTTCCAGAATACAATATGATTTAGCAGTTCTATTGAATAAGTATGATAGTTATTTAAAATGGAAGGAACAACAAAAATTATTAGAAAATGAAAAACAAAATATAATTGATAATTTGAATAAACCAAAAATAAACTATGGATTAATAAATAAATCTGTTGAAAAAAATATAGATGTAGACACAAACATAAATGACTTGTTAGATGAGGTATTTTAAATGACAGATATACTTAAAGAAAAAGAACCTAGAAATATTCAAAATGAAATTCTTCTTGTTGGATGTTTTTATAAAAATCCTGATTTATATGTATCTTGGGGACAATATATAAGAAGTAAATATGATTTTGATGATGAAGCAACAAAATTTTATTATGATTGTTTTGAATTAATGTATAAAACTTTTGCCCAAACTATTGATGAAAATAAAGTAAATACCTTTATGAGTCAAGATAAGGATAGATTAAAAACATATAAATTATTTGGTTCTTTTAAAATAATATCACAATGGATCTCATTAGCAGACATTGAAGATTTTAAAAATTATTTTAATATTGTTAAAAAGTTTTCTTTAGTTAGAGAATATCAAAGAAATGGGTATCCTGTTCAAAAAATATTACAACATAAAAAATTTAATGAATGGAATGCACAAGACATATATAAAATGATTCGTGCAAAAGCAGATAAAATAAATACAATTATTTTAGCAAATGAAGAAAGTGTTGTATTAAATGAAAAAACAAATGATACTATTCGTAAATATTTAATAAAACCTCAGATGGGGATGGAAATTCCTTGGAATTTAGTTAATGAAATGTTTAGAGGATGTAGATTGGGGAAAGTTGTTTTTGATGGTTTATTATCAAACGAAGGTAAAACTCGTAAATTAATGAAATTAATTGCTTATATTACATTAATAAAAAATGAAAAATTTTTATTAATAAGCAATGAAATGGATGAAGATGATTTACGTAGTGCATTAATTACCACTGTAGTAAATAATAAAGAATTTAAAGAGTTACATGGAATTGATATTATCAAACCAGAAAAAGAAATAGTTTTAGGTCAATATAAAGATGATAAAGGAAATTATATTACAAGAGAATGTGATGATGATGGGATACCAATAGAAAGTGAAGAAGATTATATTAAACGTGTACAAAAAAATTCAAATGAATTTAGAAAAATTATTGAAATAGGGAAATGGGTAGATAGTAAAAAAGATAAACAAATATTTTTTAAGGACGTAGGCTTAGATTATTCTGATAAGGCATTGGAATTTGAGTATAGAAAACATAATATTGTACATGGTGTAAAATATGCAGGATATGACACTTTAAAAGGTTTTGGTACTGATGATTGGATGAGTGTAAAACAAACAGGGACTAAATTAAAAGAATTAATGAAAGAAATCAAAATGTTTTTATGGGCAGTTTTCCAATTGACTGATGATACCGTATTTACAGATATATTTCAATTAAGTAGTAATAATATTGCTAATGCTAAACAATTAAAACACATAGCAGATATGTTAATGTTAGGTAAAAGAATACCGAAAGAAGATTATAATAAATATCAATATATAGATAATAGTTCATGGGGAACTCCAATTGCTCAAAATCTTAACTTATCTAAAACTTATATGGGAGCAAAGGTAGATAAAAATCGTGGTGGTAGTAAAGATGTTATACCTTTAATGGAAATTGATCTTGATTTAAATACATGGATAGAAATTGGATATTTAATAAGAAAAACATAATTTATATGGAAGTGTATTCATGGACATTAAACAATTAAAAACTTACATATTTGAAAATCATAAAATAGAAGATATTCTACAAGAAATAGGATGTCATTCAATAAAATATCATTCTATTGGTAATCCAGATCCATATTGGAGTGCAGCAAATATAGATGGCAATAATAGAACAGCAATAAATATTTATAATAAAGAATCGTTAAAATGTATTAATCATACAAGAGATATAAGAATTGGGAAGAATGAATTTACTGATTTAATATCTCTTGTATGTTTTAATAAAAAATTAGAATTATTTAATGGTATAAAATATATATGTGATATGTTAGGAATATCATACTACCATGATTTTGACGAAAATATTCCTGAAAGTATTCGTATTACAAAACTTATTTATGAAATGCAACAAGGCAATATTGACATTGAAGAAAAACCATTAAAACCTATTTCTAACCAAATACTTAAATATTATAAACCATATGTTAATGATATGTTTTTAAATGATGGAATATCATATGAAACACAACAAGAATTTCAAATAGGTTATGATGAGCAATCAAATAGAATTACTATTCCAATATTTTCAGAAATTAATGATTTATGTGGGGTTAAAGGAAGATTGTTTAAAAAAGAATTAGAAGAATGGGAACAAAAATATATCTATTTAGAACCTTGTGCAAGATCAAAAATATTATTTGGTTTAAATAAAACATACCCATATATAATGAAACATGGGGAAATATTTGTAGGAGAATCAGAAAAATTCCCTTTACAATTATGGTCTATGGGATATTATAATTCAATTGGAATAGGTGGTACAAAAGTAACTAATTATCAAATAGAAAAATTAACTAGACTTGGAGTGAATATAATATTTGCTTTTGATAAGGGTATTGAAAAAAAAGAAATTGAAGATATTGCAAATAGATTTGTTGATGGAATAAATATTTATTACCTTTATGATGATAAAAATATTTTAAATGATAAAGAATCTCCGTCAGATAATCAAGAAAAGTTTGAATATTTAATAAAGAATTGTTTATATAAAATAAAATAATAATATAAAAGGAGTAATTAATGAGATATAATTTAATTGAAAATAGTTTAAATGACATTTATAATCCTAAAGAAACTGTACTTAAAAATAGAGGAATTAAAAATACAAAAACATACTTAAATTTAGACGATAGTGTTTTATATCATTTTAGTGAATTAGATAATATTTATGATGCAGTTAAATGTTTATTATGGCATTTAGAGAATGATAGTAAAATACATACTATTGTAGATCCAGATGTGGATGGTTATACTTCAACAAGTATGACTTATAAATATTTAAAATTAATTAAACCAAATGTTAAGTTGACATATTCTATACATACAAAAAAACAACATGGACTTTCAGATGATATTGATATTCCAGATAATATTAACTTATTGATTATTCCAGACGCATCTAGCAACGATGTAGAACAATGTAAAAAGTTAAAAGAAAAAGGTATTGATATTATTATTTTGGATCATCATGAGATTGAAAAACAAAATCCATATGCTATTGTGGTCAATCCACAAAATTGTAATTATAAAAACAAAGCAATTTCGGGTTGTGCCGTTGTATTTAAATTTCTTCAAGCATTTGATGAAGAGACATGGAATGATTATGCAGATAATTTTCTTGATTTAGTTTCATTAGGTTTAATCGGAGATAGTATGGATATTAAAGAACCAGAAACAAAAAGACTTATTGATAAAGGTCTATCTAAAATAAAAAGTAAATTATTTAAAGCATTAATAGAAAAACAATCATACTCAATTAATGGTAATATATCAATCACTAATATTCAGTTTTACATAGTTCCATTAATAAATGCTCTTATTCGTGCAGGAGATTATGATGAAAAAGATATGTTATTTAGAGCATTTATTGAAACAGATGAGACATTTGAATATAAACCAAGAAGAAAATCAAAAAATGATCCTGAACCAGAATTAATTATAGAAGATATATATACTAGAGTAGCAAGGTCTTGTGCAAATGCAAAACAAAGGCAAAATAATTCTAAGAATAAAGATGTTGAAAAAATACTTGAATACATAGAAGAAAAAGGTTATCATAATAATAAAATAATATTTGCAAATATTACAGATAAATTAAATGAAAGTCTTACAGGATTAGTTACAATGAATATTGCAAGTAAATATCATAAACCTTGTTTATTACTAAGAAAAGTTAAAGATAAGTCTGATTATTATGCAGGTAGTGGAAGAAATATTGATAGAAGTCCCATTAAAGATTTAAAACAATTCTTACAAGATACAGGCATGTTTACATATGTCACAGGACATGCAGGAGCGTTTGGTGCGGAAATACATAAAGATAGTATTCAAAAGGCAATTAAATTAATTAACGAACAATTAAAAGATGTTGATTTTTCTCATTATTATGAAGTTGATTTTATTGTTGATATTGATGATTTAGATATTGGATTTATAAAAGCAATGGAAGAATTAAAATATATATATGGTCAAGGCATTAAAGAATCACTATTAACCATTAAAAATATAATAGTACATAAAAGTGATATATCTTTAATGGGCAAAGATAGTAAAACATTAAAATTTATTTATAATGATGAAATATCATTTTTAAAATTTAGGTTAGACGAAGATGATGTAGTATCAAAATGGTTAAATGATTGGGAAGATATGAGTGATAGTATTGTATTAAATGTAATAGGTAAATGTGGTATAAATAATTTTAAAGGAATTTTAAGTCCACAAGTAATTGTAGAAGTATGGGAGAGGGTATTAGATGATCAACCTTCATGTTCATGATGCGAAAGCATCATTATTAGATTCTATTGCAACAGTTGAAAAAATAGTAGAATATGCTAAAAATAATAATCAATCAGCAATAGCAACAACAAATCATGGACTTATGACTTCATTTGTTGATTTTGTCAAGGCATGTAATAAAAATAATATTAAACCTATAATTGGTTGTGAGATTTATGAGACAGATAATATGTATGAAAAAAATGATACAAAAGAATATCAACAACCTAGATATCATTTAATATTATTATCTAAAAATAAAATTGGGTTGCAAAATCTATTTAAAATTGTTTCAATTGCACAAACAGAAGGATTTTATAAGAAACCAAGAGTATCATTAGATTGGATAAAAGATAATAATTATGGAAATGGAATAATATGTTTAACTGCTTGTCAAGCAGGAAGATTAAGTAGATATTTAACAAAAGATAGAGAAGAAGAATCATTAGAATTTATTAAAAAATTGCAATCTATATTTGATTATGTATCATGTGAGATTCAATCACATGATACAGAAGGGCAAATATTTGCAAATGAAAAAATTTATAATTTTTCTCAAAAATATAATTTACCATATGTTATCACTACTGATGCACATATGATAAACAAAGAACAAATTGATACACATGCCATTTTTGTTGAAATAGGAGAAGGTAGAGAAGTAGGAGAGAGTTATGTTGGTTGTTATTTACAAAATGATTCAGATGTATATGAAATACTAGGCAAATATTATTCTAAAGAAGAAATAGAAAAAGGAATAAATGAAACTAATTTAATTGCAGAGATGATTGAGAATATAGATATTGGATTAAATAATGGTGTTATAATGCCAAAAATACAAATACAAGAAGGTTTTAAAACAAATGAAGAATATTTAAGATATTTAATATTTAAAAATTTTGATAAAAAGTTTTCTCATTTATCTTATGAAGATAAAGAGGTAAGAAAAGATAGAATTGAAATGGAATTGCCTATTTTATATGCCTTAAATTATACTGATTATTTTATTATGTTATATATGTTAGCAGAGGAGGCAAATAAACGTAATATTCCAAGAGGATATAGTAGAGGTTCAGGAGCAAATTGCTTATGTCTTTATATGTTGGGAGTTACACAAATTGATAGTATCCGTTGGGATTTAGACTTTTCTAGATTTGCTAATTTAGGAAGAAAATCTGTCGGAGATTTTGATTGGGACATATCAAAAAAGAGAAGAAAAGAATTTATTGATATTTCAGAAGAGTTATTTGGGAAAGGCAATGTTGCACCTATTGCAACTTTTAATACATTAAGCACAAAAGTTGCAATAAGAGATATTGGTAAAGTATTAGATGAAAAATATGAAGAATATAAAGGTAAAATTCCTTATAAAATGCGTGATGAAGTAGCAAAAATGATTCCTACAATTAAAACAATAAATGATTTAGGAGAGGAAGAAGAAAAAGAAGTATTATTAAGAGATATATTGTTTAAAAATATTAAATTAAAAGAAATATATGAAGAATATCCATTATGGTTTAAATATGTTATGGAACTTGAGGGATTACCTAAAAGTATGGGTAGACATGCTGCAGGAACAATTATTACTCCAAATCCAGTAATAGAATATTGTCCATTGTGTTATGATTCTGATGATAATATAATGATACAATTAGAAATGCATTCAGCAATGGATGATTTAGGCTTAACTAAAATGGATTATTTAGGACTTGAAACTGTAGATGTTATTGATGATACACTTAAAATGTCGGGTCTAACTTGGGAAGATGTTAATATTGATCACTTAAATCTTAATGACCAAATTGTATATGATAAAGTATATAAAACTGGAAATACTGTTGGCATATTTCAAATGGAATCAGCAGAAGCAAGAAAAATGTGTATAGAAGCAGAAGTAGATAATATAGAAGATATTATAGTAATTAACGCAGCTAATAGACCAGGAACAAAAGATAATTTTCCTGATTATTGTAAAAATAAAAAATTTCCAAATGAAGTTGAAGTATTACATGAAGATTTAAAACAAATATTTAATAAAACTCAATATGTATTACTTTATCAAGAACAAGCATTACAATTATTTAGATATGCTGGTTTCCCTGAAAATGAAGTAGATAATGCAAGAAGGGCAATAGGACATAAAGAAAAAGAAACAATGAAAAAATTATCAATAAAATTTAAAGAAGGTTTAATAAATAAAGGATGGAATCAAGAACAAGTTGATATAATATGGGAATTAATGCAAAAACAGGCAAATTATTCTTTTAATCGAGGTCATGCCGTAGCATATAGTTTGTTAAGTTATTTAACCGCATATCTAAAGACACATTATCCATTATATTTTATGACCGCATGTTTAACTGCAAAAAGTGATAATATACCTAGATTGAGTGTGTTTATTAATGAATGTCATAGTTTAGGAATTGAAGTATCACCTCCAAATATTAATTTATCTGGCAAAGAATTTACAGCAATAAAAGAAAAAAATAAAATATTGTTTGGATTATATGCTATCAAAGGTATAGGTGATGCAGTTGTAGATACAATTATTGAAAATAGAAAGTATGATAATTTTGATAATTTTCTAGATAAAATAAAACAATCAGGTAAAATTGGTAAAGGAGTAATAATAAAATTAGCAAAAAGTGGAGTTTTCCCAACAAAAAATAAAAGGGAATTTTTAATAAAGTATGCTAATATTTTATTTGAAAACGAGTATAAAGATGAAATATTTACAGAAAGAAAATCATTTGGTTCAGTAAAAGAATTAAAAGAAGTGTGGGGTATTGATACTGATACTATTAAGAACAAAGAAGAAAGACTTGCATTATTTAATCAATCAAGAAAAGTTAAATTTGACTATGAAGAAGTAGATAGAGTATTTAAAAAAGAAAATGACAGACAAAAATACATTGATGAATTTACTTTAAAATATTTACAAGAAGAATTTATGTGGGAATTTGAAACTTTATCTATGTTTATTACATATAACCCATTAAAAGAAGCATATAAATATGTAACTCCTTGGGATGATGTTGATAGTGGAGATAAGGCAGTAGTTATTTGTGTAATTGTGGATATTAAAAGGAAAAAAGATAAAAATAACAATCCATTTGCATATTTAGATTTATATACTCCTTATGGAATTATTGAGGCAACTTGTTGGGCAAGACAATATAAAGAATATAATGATTTAATTAAAAAAGGCAATAGTTTAGCAATACTAGGAAGAAAAAGAGATGGACAATTTTTTGTAGAATCAATTAAAACATACGAAAAATGGTTAAATGATAAGAAAATAAATAAAATAGGAGTATAAAAATATGGAAGAGTATATTGAATTTAATTTAACACCTATTCACGAAGTAAGATATTTTGAAGAATCAAATTGGGGTTGTTATGAATTTTCGACTTTAGATGATATACCTGAATATGAAAAAAATGAGAATCCATTCATAGGAGAAGAATTAAAAATAAGTAAATTAGTTGGTAAAATGCAGAAACTTTATATTGGTGCAGATTATAAAGTTTCTGCAAAACTTGAGTATAATAAAAAGTATAAAAATTATACATATAACCCTACTATGGGTATGGTTTCATCAGTTAAACCTAAAAATGTTGAAGATCAAAGAAAATTTTTACAATCAATTATTACCCCTAATCAAGCAAATACTTTAATTGAAGTATATCCTAATGTAGTAGTTGATGTTATTAATGGAAATTGTGATATTGATTTAAGCAAAACTAGAGGAATTAAAGAATATACTTGGAATTTAATTAAAAATAAAATACTTGATAATTATATAATATCTGATATATTAATTATGCTTCAACCAATAGGTGTTACATATACAATGATTAAGAAACTATTAGACAATGAACCTAACCCTGAATTATTAAAACAAAAATTAACTGATAATCCATATGTATTAACAAAAATTCATGGATTAGGATTTAAAAAAGTTGATGGTTTTGCAATAAAATTAAAACCAGAAATGAGAATATCAAATAAAAGAGTTTATGCTTATTTACGATATTATCTTGAAGAAATTGGTGAAAAAGTAGGTCATACATGGGTTTATCAACAAGTTTTAGAATCAGCAGTAAGAGATAATATACCTGAATGTGAAGAATTATTTGAAAAAATTATAGAAATAGAAAAAGAAACTAAAGCAATGTTATATATCGAAGATGACAGAATAGGATTAAAATATTATAGAATTATTGAAGAAATGATATTTAAAAAATTAAAGTTAATAAACTCATATCAAGATACTAAAGAAATTAGTGAAGATATTATATTAAAAAGTATAAAAGAAGCAGAAAATGAACAAGAATTTGAATTTTTAGATCATCAAATTGATGTTATTAGAAAATCTCTAAAAGATAAAATTGCTGTAATTTATGGTAAAGCAGGAGTAAGTAAGACCACATTAACAAGAGCAATACTTAAAATATATAAAAATTTTGGATATTCTATTGGTGCTGTTGCTTTAAGTGCCAAAGCAGCACAACGTATTACTGAAGCAACTGGTTTTTTTGCATCAACCATTCATCGTATGTTAGGTGCTAAAAGTTTAAATGAATTTAAATATAATAAAGATAACCTATTGCCACTTGATGTTATTTTAATTGATGAGTGTAGTATGATCAATGCTAAATTATTTTATGACTTATTACAAGCAATTAAACCAGAAACAAAAATTATTATGTGTGGAGATAACCGACAATTACCACCCATAGGGTTTGGTAATATATTTAGTGACTTATTAGATAAAAAAGAAATATTTAATATAAATGAATTAACTAAAGTTTTACGTCAAGCAGAAAAATCAGGAATTCTTATGGATGCAAATAAAATAAGAGAAGGTATTAGTCCAATTAAACAAGCAGAACTTAAAATTATTCATGGTGAATTGCAAGATATGTATTATATGTTTAGAAATGAACGTGATACATTAAATAGTATAGCAATAAAAACATATTTAAAAACTATTGAAGAAGATGGTTTAGATGAAACTATTATAATTGTACCAAGAAAAAAAGATTGTATTAATAGTACAAGGGAAATAAATATTAGAATACAAGATATTTTAATTGATAATACTAAACTATATTTAAAATATGGGAATATTAAATATAAACTTGGAGCAAAAATAATTCAACGCACAAATGATTATGAAAAAAATGTATTTAACGGAGAGATAGGATATATTGTAGATATATTTAAAGAGAGAGAAAGAGATAATGATTATAATATGTTTTCAGTAGAATATCCAGGTAGTAAAATTATACATTATACTAAAAATGAATTAGATCAAATTGATTTTGCGTATGCTCTTACTGTGCATCTGGTTCAAGGCTCAGGTTATAAAACTATTATTGGGATAGTTGATAATACTCATACTATATTATTAGATGCTTGTTTATTATATACTCTACTTACTAGAGCAAAGAAAAAAGCATTATTACTAGCAGAACCATCAGCATTTATTAAATGTATTAAAAATAATAAAAGTATCACAAGACAAACTTGGTTAAAAGAATTAGATTAAAATCTCTTAGCAAAACATAAAAATAATTGTTGACAATCACCAAATAATCAATTATACTATAATCAATAGAAGAGATAATCATTCATCATAATTTACATATCACAATCGCATCAATAATGATTATCTCTTTCTAAATAATTATCTAAAAATCATAAATCATAAATACTAAAGGAGAGAATACAAAAATGAATAAAATTGAAATAAATATCTATTCACTAATAAGAAATAATCCAAATATAAAAGAAATACACCAAAAATTAAACGAATTAGGATACCATATTAATCATAATGAAGATGGAAACTTTGATGCATATGATTTATTAGAAAATGCAGAAGAAATTTATAAACTTCTAAATGATTTCTTAGAAATTAAATGTAAAATGCGAAAATAGAAAACAAAATAACATTATTGAAAGGGGATGAAAATTTATACTAGTATACAAAACAATAACTGTGCCAGTAAATTGCAATAAATCTGATTATAATTATCTAATGCAATGTAATAAATACTCAGCAATTATTTGGAATAACTGTGTTAAAGCAGATCAAGAAAGTAGAAAAGAACATAATAAATCACTAACGAGATCAGAATTGCAATTTATGATGAAGAAAACAGTGCCACATATATTAGCAAATAGTATTAATATAGTAATATTTAAGTACATTACAGCAAGAGATACAATGTTTAGATCAATAAAAATTAATCATGAAAATAGTAATAAGGTTAAATTACCTTATAAAGAAAAAGAATTCTACAATACTATATGGAATTATCAAAATATAAGAATATATAAAGATAAAGGATATTTAACATTAGCAAAACCATTATTATCAAATAATCATAAACAAAAACCTATGAAACTACATATGAAATTTATACCAGATAACATTGTAGAGATTGAATTGGTTTATCGTAACGGTCTTAAATTATTAATAAAAACCAAACAAGAAAATGATAACGTATTAATTCAATCTAATAATGAAGCAAGTATCGATCTTGGTGAAATACATAGTATCACAAGTATTGATAACAATGAAAATGCTATAATTATTACTGGACGAAAGTTAAGAGAAATCAAACAATTAAGAAATAAACATATGGGAAAATTAAAAAGTAGAAGGAGTAAATGTATTAAAGGAAGTAGACAATATAAAAAGTATAGTAGAGCAATTAAAAAATTAGTATATAAAACTAAAAATAAAATTTTAAATTTAACTCACAAAATTACTAAATTATATTTAGATTACTGTATTAAAAATAATATTAGAAAAGTATATTATGGAGATTTGGATAGTTGCACTAAGAATACTAAAAAAGAAAAACGTGGTGGTAAGAAAGTACATCAAAAATTAAATGAATGGAATTATGGACAATTAACACAAGAACTTATAAATAAATTAAGTAGGTATGGCATTGAATTAGTAAAAGTTAAAGAGTATTATACTTCTAAGAAATGCCCCATTTGTGGCACACACAATAAACCAAAAGGAAGAAATTATACATGTGATTGTGGATATATAATGCATAGAGATGTAAATGGTGCAATTAATATTTTGAATGATAATTCTCAATTTAATATTAATAGATATAAACAATTAAAGTATCTACAAATTACTTAATATTTATTGGAGTGGATATGATGAATTCTTAAATGCTAATTCAAGTTATGTATTAGTTATAGGATTGCTATTAATTGTTTCATCTTTTCTAATTAATAAATTTTGTATTAAATAGTATAATCAAAATACCATATATAGTAGTCATGAAATTAATCAACTACTATATATGGTATTTAATCAAATCGTGTCCAAAGATTCGTTTTATCACGATATTTAAAATAATTAAAAATAAAATAGAGGTTATATATGAAAATAATAAAATATATTACTAATAAAATAAGGAATAAACCAAAAACAGATTTAAAAATTTTGAAAACAATTTATAATATTTACTTCAATGAATATGAATTAAAAGGATATAAGAATTATATGCCTATAGACATAAATTTTGTTGCTAAAAAATTAAATATTAATGCTGATTTACTTTTTGGACAATTATATTATCATTTGGATTATAAATATAGATATAAAAGTGAAAATAACTCTGATGTACATTTATTTGCAAATACAATAGGAAAAGAAAAGCATTGTATTAATTTCCCTTATATGACTTCAATAATTTCAATATTAAAAAATGAAAATAAAACTATAAAAATATCAATAATATCTATGTTTATATCATTATGTAGTTTTATTGTATCAATTATGAAATAATTAGATTTGTTAAAAAGATTACACCTTTACATACTTATTAATAATGGTCGATTGAGATAGGTATGTAAATTTAAAATTAATAAAAATAAATAAAAAATAAAAAGGAGATAGATATTTATGGAAAATTATACACATGTAATAAAATATAATATTGAAGGAGTTTATGGAAACATAGAATATTATAAAAAAACTAATGATTATAAGGATATGGAAGATTATAGTAAATATATTATAATAAATGAAAATGGAAGTGAATTATATTATTTTTATGTGGAATGTTATGAATTAGAAGCAAATGAATCTAAAACAATGAATTTAATTGAAACTTCCAAAATTGTAAAAGGTTTACCAATAGGTATTACTGAAGATATTTATTTTAAAATGGCATTATTAAAAGCAAATAGATTTAAATAGATAAATATAAAAAGTGGGGTGAAATTCCCCACTAATTAAATAGTTAATATATTAGAAATATAATTGTGGAGGTATGAGAGATTGAAAAAAGTGTTTTTGGATGATTTACCTAGATTTAAAGAAGGCAAAAATAAAGGTGGTATTATATGGAGTGAATCTACAGGTTGTAAAATTAAATTTATTTATGATAATATTAAGGGAGAAATAGAAATAATTAATTATAAAACAAAAGGACAAAGATTAGATATAAAATATAATAATAAATATTTTTCTATAAGTACGTGTAGTTTTTTAATTTGTAGACTTGGCGAATTATTAGGAATACATACTAAACTATATAAATATAAAATAGGAGAAATAATTAAAGATGAAACTAGAAATATAAAATTACTAGAACAAATAAGAACATCTCATTCAAAAGACACTCAAAAAGGGTATACATATAAATGTTTAAAATGCGGAAATGAAGATGAAATAAGTGAAAGTGCTTTAAAAAGAGGATGTGGTTGTAATGTATGTTGTATTCCATCAAGGAAAACATTAAAATATTATAACGATCTTTGGACTACTCACTCACATATTGCCAAAATGTTAAAATATCCAGAACGTGGATATGAAATAAGGTATGGGAGTCATGAAACAGAAATATTTATTTGTCCAAATCCAAATTGCAGATGCGAAAAACCTTTTGTAGTTAATAAAATTGTCAATAGAGGATTTTCATGTCCTCAATGTGGTGATGGTTTTAGTTATCCTAATAAATTTATATATTATTTTTTAAAGCAATTAAATGAAAATTATGAAACCGAATATCAACCAAATTGGGCATTTATTAAACATAGTAATCCTAAACTTAATGGAAAAAAGAGATATGATTTTTATTTACCCAATAGGAATGAAATTTGGGAAGTGCATGGTTCACAACATTATAAAGAAAGTTTTCAAAGAATTTCAAATAAATCAAGAAATTTAGAAGAAGAAATAGAGAATGATAAAATAAAAAAACAATTAGCAAAAGAAAATGGATATGAATGCATAATTATTGATGCTAGATGTTCCGAAATAAATCATATTAAAAACAAATTATTAGAATTACCTGAAATTAAGAGATATGATTTAAGAAGTATTGATTGGAATAAGTGTCATGAATTTGCTTGTAGTAGTTTGGTAGGTATCGTATGTCGTTATTGGAGGGATGGTATTAGAAGTACAAAAGAAATTAGAAATATAACTAAAATAAATAGAACTACAATAACTAGATACCTTAAACAAGGTGCGAAATTAGGTTGGTGTGATTACGATCCTAAACTAGCAATGATAGAAACTAGTACAATTAATGGATTAAATAATGGAAAAGAAATAATTCAATTATCTTTAAAAGGAGAATATATTGCAGAATTTAAAAGTGCATTAGAAGCAAGTAGACAATTAAATAATATACATAATAGTTGTATTTCTGCATGTTGTAATGGGAAAGTACAGACTGCTGGTTCATTTATGTGGATATATAAAGATGATTATAACGAATTAATAAAAAATAAAAGTACTATTTAAATACTATATGTAGTAATTAAATTATTATAAAACCACTACATATAGAATAATATCGTGACCAAACATCGCTTTCATGATGATATTAGAAAGTAGGTGAAAATAATAAATTGAAAAGTAACAAATATGTAAACAATATAAAACAAGAACAAATTGGATTAACATGTCTGAAAATAATAAAAATAAACT